CGTTGTTTGCAACAGCCATGAAGTCGTAACCTACTGGAGTAGTCTGGACCGTATTATCTTCATTTGACAACCAAGCAGACAGGTGGAAGAGCCCCGTCTTATTCGTAAATGGCACGGTATATGCCACTGGCGACGAGGTATAAGTTGCGGTACCGAACTGTCGCTCATACGTCTGCTCGTAGCCTTCACCTGTAATCTTCACGTGTAGTGTCTTACTGATGTTACCGCTGATGTAGCAAGGTAATACAATATCACCTTGGTATGCCTTCCACCAGTTGAACTCAGATATAGAAAGGAAGAGTGCAGACAGCGTAATCGAATACACCAACGCAGGGGAGGTTTGCCCCGTCACCTCACCCGTGATCTTCACCATGATGTTATTCTGACCACTCTCAAGGAACTTGAATACATCAACAGTCGTCACGGTATTAGACTGACATCTACCACGAGCCTTACTAACGAAAGTTCCATCACCAGCCTTAGCGAAGATTTCGTATGTTCCCCACTCACCGCTATCTATATAATCCGCTTGCCCGACATCCTTAGTGCGAGACACAAACATAAACTTAATAGCACACTCACCTGCTGACTTAGATGCTGAGAGCGTAGTAGAAGGAGATTGATTGATTGCACGCAAGTAATAGAGAATGGTCTGTTGTTGCCCTCCGCCACCTTGCCCAATAGGGAGTTCAGATAACTTCATTGCCACCCACTGATCACCATTCCATACGAGTACACACGTATCAGAGGTGAGTTCGTCAACCTCAGTATTTACGTTGGAGAGCTGTCCGAGCGAGGGGCGGTTCTTTGACACGACCTTCTTCACACGCTCCTCCTCAGAGTTCTGTGCGTCGATTAACTCATTGACCTTCTCGGGCAACTTGTTAAATTCGTCAGCGGTCAGTCGTCCGCCTGTCTGTTTATGTTCTAAGTAGAGTTTTTCTATTGACATATTATGATAGCTTGAATGGGAATGTATAAGTAAAACCGTTATTACCTTCTATATCAACTCCGTGTGCAAGAGATAGAGCGTGACAGATGATATCTTGAAGTAGTTTAGGGTGAGAGGAAGAATAACTCTCACCCGTATTATCTTCGATGCCACGGATAGAAGCTTGTGCGAAGCGGTTATCTTTCGTACGGCTTTCTGTTATATAGACCTTGATGTGCTTCATTCAACACGTTTAATTTATTCTGTTGAAAATCTTGAGGAGGAAGCCTTTTATACTTGGCTTAAATTTTAGTCCAAAGACAACAATAGACAACACCAGCAAGCCCATTATAATTTGCCACCATCTGAAAGGCTCTGCTATCTGTACCTGATCAACGTGCTTATCTTTATGTCGTTTGTTTTCAGTGAAGTTAACTTTCGTGTTAGTCTGCTTGTTAGCCGTACTATCTTTTTCCTCTGACAGCCCTCGCTTTTCGTTTCTGCGGCTTTCAATTCGCTCTTTAATCGATTTCAAACCACGATTAATTATGATGCTGCCGTCGGTTTTATATTCAACCATTGGCACTTTGCTCCCGATATTTGCGTTAGCAGCAGAACTATCCTCCAGGCAAGGGACATCAAAAACGAACTCACGTATGACACTTGTTAGTTCGTCGATGTTAGTTGTGTCGATAAGCGATATATGCTTTTCGTTTCGCTCTGTTGTCACCTGCTCACTATTATATGTTTGCTTGACGCTTTCAATAGCGACCGACTTCTTTGTCCGACAGCCAACGCACATCGTTACAAGTACGCAAATTAATAGTTTACAAGATGTATTTATAGATCTATTCATACTCTTTCGATTTAGGTGAGGGAGTTTTTCTCCCTCACTTTGTTACACTTTTAGTTTAAAACATTGTCTTCTCTGTCGTCCGTCGCTATTCTTGTAGGCAACATGCACCCACCTTGAAGTCTTACTCCTTTCCACGATGATTTGATCGTAGGAGTACCCCATTTTGGAGAACTCGTTAGCCATGAATCGTTCAAACTCAGTCTGCTTACCATTGACAGGTTGCAAGTCTGCTGCATAGCCCTCGACATGTGCAGAGTTCTTCACACCGCCTACAGCTTTATTCAATTCTGGTGAACGATAGCCACTTGTCACACGGATAGCAGGGTTCTCGAGTTTGTGAGCCTCGCAATACTTCTCCCATTCCGCACGAATACTCTCTAAAAGAGTTATCGTTTCTGTAAGGTGAACCTTCACAATAGAAGGAGGGTTGTTGTTTATCTTGAGTTGTTCAGCAGTGCTGGATTGTACCAGCTCTGCTATTGAAAAATTTGCCATACTATTCTTCTATTTTTTGATTTACATTTTTCTCTTCACCAATGTAGTCAGCGACATACTGAATGACTTTCTTTGCATCTCTATCTGAAGCTGCACTAACGACTGATTGAATGATGCGCTGCATATCAGCAGCAGTACTCTTTCTCTCTCTCGCATGTTCAATGAGACTCTTTGTTTCTATGATGAGTAAGGAAGCAGAGAACAGTAATGTACAGATAGGGAAAGTCTTAACACCTAACAGAGAACAAGACGTGAAAATCACGACATCGATAATCAAGGCGATAAGGAGAAATCGCCAATACTCACCAATCTTACCAAGCGTCTTACGCATAAGGTGCGAAGTCAAAGGCTTCTTCAATTTGTTTTGCGTATAAACCCTGTCCCATAGGTCGATGAAGGCTGCGCTAACGACTAAAGCCCACATCACGACACATGTTATAAGATGTGTAGCTACAGAGTGAATAAACTCTGGTGTAAACTGTAATTCAACTATATCCATACGAACACCTCCTTTACAATAGGAAAAGAAAAACACCCACGATCGCACCAAGCATACCTGCACAGACATCGAGCCAATCGAACTGCTCCTTTCTGTAGTAGTAATCGACACTCTCTTTTCCAGTCATGATGAAGAATGCTGGTACCAATGCGAAGATTAAGCACACATCAATAGCATGTAAAGCCTTGCACACAATCATCGAAACGACAAGACCAGCAAACATGTGCAGATACTTATCGCTACCGATAGCAGCGAGCCTTCCGAAAATCCTGTAAACACAATCTAAAAAACTTTTCATATCACTATTTTATTTAATTAAACATCCATATTAGGTGCTGGTATAACAGCTGGTGGCTCGTCGCCATTCGAAGGGTTGATAAGATTCCCACCACTATCAGAAGAGAAGTTCTTTCCGCCTAATTCAGAAACATACGACTTCGTAATGACCGTGTCGTAATAAACAGACCGCACAGAGTAAGACATCTTTTGAGCTACAACCGCACCTCCACTTGTAGAGCCTATCTCGAACAGTCCACCATAAATCATTTCTCCACTCTCTCCAATCTTAAGTGTGATAGGAGTTGTAGCTGCTATTATAGCCTTATTGTCGTCTGTGTATTGCTGTCCTAACTGTAAGGTTATATATTCATGTGACTTATCATCAAGCGTAGCAGTCAACTTAATATCACCACCTCCATAAGTGTTCTGTTGAAAACCTCTATTGGTGATTTTCACAATGATATTAACACCGAGATAAGCCTTACCATCACGCTTGCTAACGAAGTATCTGCTGGCATTAATCAACTCCATATCTACTCCATACTTATTCACTATGCCACGATGATTAAGCATTACCTGCGGCTGTCCGAGTTCATTCGCAAGAATGATGTTCGGATACCCGTCAACTTCACCGAAGTAAATTGAACCGTGTTCACATCGCATAAGTACACGAGAAGCATCAATTGTTCCATCTGAAGCTACGAGCGCAACCTTACCATCTGGAGTCTGGACCTTAAATCTATTAGCAACAATATCAAAGGTGCTATTCTCACCATCCAAGTGCATTCCCACCGATTCAAGCCCCGTGCGGAGGTCACGAATGGCAGCGTCAATCGTCTTATCGACCACTTTCAGCTGTGCCTCAAAATTCTTCGTGGTGTACGCCTGTGCCGACTGCCAATCTGCAATACTAAACTCTTCACCCTTTTTCTTTGGCTGAATGCAAACAAGTAAGTCGTTGATATACTTATCTTCGAAGGTAGCGTTGCTCCACTGGTCGCCTGCATCGTATGGAGGAACTGGTATAGCTTGCACGAACACTCGTCGCTTACCATCCGCTGTGTCCTGCGCACGTTGTGCTGCTTCAAGAGACTTCAACACATCAGCGTCTGTTATTTCTTTCCAAGCGAAAGACCCATCTTGATTTTTCTCGAATGAGTATGAACGACCGCCTCCTGTCTCAGCATAACTTCTATTATAATAGAGGTCGTGCAAGTGCATCTCTTTCGTTTCGTCATCCGTCCATTCATTGGCAGGCTCATTCGTCAAAGTAGGAATGCCGTCGCCAAAACAAATCAAAAATTGGTGGTCTGTTTGCTCTTTCACCGAGTCAATACGACTCTGCATTGACGACAGATAATCTTGCAAACGGATATATTCGCCTTGGCGTGAGGGATCCTCAACACGTATCTCGAAGTTCTGCTTATCGAATAAGAAGATAGGATGAGGAAGTGTAAAACTATTGATACCCTTTATAATCTTAAAGTAAGGTGCATCCTCACCTGCTGATGACTGTATGATAGCACTCTGACGATCTTCATCTGTGAGGTGCCCCAGCTGCACAACTTCGTCACCCACCTGCGGAGTATCACTACCACTTGCGTAGTCATCTACATTCGTGTTATCAGCGATATCGACATAATCAGTACCAACAGCGATGACACGACGATGCCAATAGTGATTAGACAACTGACCGTCTGCATCAATCAAGTTGAATGTTTCGCACAGCGCAAGGTCATCCACTCGCATAGAATTATATACTCTACGACCCTCACTATCTTGCTGGCGGAAGTAGCATCGCCACGCACGTACAATCCTCTCTATCTTAGATATCACAAA